AGCGGCACGGAGGTTTTTGACGGGATAGAATGTCAATTACCCCCTAGCGCTGACAGGTTTGCTGTCAAGAGAGATGTAGCATCACTCTGTGAGACAGGCTCTCAACTAGGAGGAATCATGCCGGGTCCGGTACCCAAGCACACAGACGACCGCGTACGCACTCACGTGCCTGATGTCGCTGTAGAAAAGATCGAGGCGTTCGGTGATGTCATCGTTCCCGCCCTTGATCTTCCATTTGAGGCACATCCGATGGTCGTCGACTTCTATGAGTCGATTGCTCTGTCGGCATATGCAAAGTACTACGAGCCAAGTGACTGGCAACACGCTCGCTTGACGTGTTTCATCATGAACACCATCGTAACTTCAACACGCCCATCCTCTGAAATGTACAAGGCATTGCAGAGTGCTATGAGTAACATGTTGGTTACGGAGGGTGATCGCCGCCGTCTTCGCATCGAGATCGCTCGTAAGGCCGAAAAGCCCGTTGATGATGAGATGGCGAAGGTCGTTGACATGTTCAGGGAGCGCATGGCATCTGCTGAAGCCGCAAAGGCTCAGTAACATGGCGTGGTCGAGTAGTGACAGAGGGTCGCGCCTCCCTAAGACGTGGTTTTCGCGTATCAGGCCAGACATCCTGAAGCGCGACCCCTCATGCAAACTAAAGTACCCCATGTGCACTCGTGTGTCAACCCAGGTGGATCACATTGAACGTGGGGACGACCATCGATATGAGAATTTGCAAGGTGTTTGTGCGCCTTGCCATGCTCACAAGTCGGCTAAAGAAGGCCGACATACTCAGCTGACCAGGCGTCAGCGACGTTTACTTCCCCCGGAGAGACAGTAACGTGACAATCACAGAGGACCGCGTCCACAAGTTGGGCGACGCTCTAACACAGAGCACACTTCCCCCTGGACTACCCGAACGCTCGTTGGGGTGGTTCATTTTGGCGTGGTCTTTTCGTTACCTATCTCAGCCTGATGGGCCTGACGCTGGTGAGAGTTTTATGTTCACCGACGAACAGGTCCGTTTGATTTTGTGGTGGTATGCGGTAGACGAGAAGGGACGTTTCCTCTTCAACTCTGGTGTTGTGCGCAGGATGAAGGGGTGGGGTAAGGACCCTTTCGCTGCCGCCTTGTGCCTTATCGAGCTTTGCGCTCCAACAGCGTTCTCACATTTCGACGCGTCAGGTGTGCCTGTAGGTAAGCCACAACCAGCACCATGGATTCAGGTTGCTGCTGTGTCCCGTGATCAGACACGAAACACCTTCACGTTGTTCCCTACAATGTGCTCCCGCCTGTTGATTGAGACGTATGGTCTTGACATCAACAAGGAAATCATCCATAAGAAGGGTGGAGGGCGCATTGAAGCTGTAACGTCCTCACCGAAGTCTCTTGAGGGTGGTCGTTCTCACTTCGTAGTGATGAATGAGACGCAGTTTTGGTTGGAGAACAACAACGGGCATGAAATGGCTGGTGCAATTCAGGGTAACGTTGCTAAGGGCCGTGGCGGTAGTTTTCGTAGGTTGAGTATTTGTAACGCGCATCGTCCTGGTGAAGAGAGCATTGCGGAGCAAGACTACAACGCGTTCGAGAAGATTGTTGGTGGGGAGTCGAACTTCACGAAGTTCTTCTACGACGCACTTGAGGCACCCGCAGACACGGACTTTAACATTGCGGAGTCATTGCGTCACGGTGTGTCAGTGGCCCGTGGGGATAGTACATGGCTTGATGTCGATCGTTTGGTTGAGGAAATTCGTGACCCTCGTACAATTCGTAGCGAGGCGCGTCGTAAGTACCTAAATCAAATCGTCGCCGCTGAAGATGCATGGCTGACACCATGGGAGTGGGACGCTATCGAGGATAAGTATTTGTCGTTGCGTAAGGGCGATATGATCACCCTTGGATTCGATGGGTCTCGTGGGCAGGACCATACAGCACTTTGCGCATGTCGCGTGGAAGATGGAAGCATCTTTTTGTTGAATGCGTGGAACCCCAAGTCGTACCCTAGCGGTAAGATTCCTACAGTGGAAGTTGATAAGGCCGTCAGGCAAGCTTTCGCTACCTTCGATGTAGTCTCATTCCGTGCTGATGTGAAGGAATTTGAGTCGTACATTGACAAGTGGAGCGCCGACTATCGCAAGCAACTTGTGGTGAAGGCGTCCCCTGGTAATTTGATTGCATATGATATGCGTTCAAAGGGTAAGCGTGATTTCTTGGTGGATTGTGAGCACTTTGAGAACGCTGTTTTGGATGGTTTGATTCGTCATGATGGCAATCGCGTGCTCAGGCAGCATGTGTTGAATGCGCGTCGTCGCCCTAGCGATACTTATGACATGATTGGTATTGGTAAGGAGTCGAAGGATTCGGCGCGTAAGATCGATGCTGCTGTAACCGCCGTTCTTGCGTTCGGTGCTAGGCAGGAATACTTGATGACTAAGCACAATCGTAAGAAGAGTTTGGAGATTTTGTAATGGCAAGTATCGCTGAGATCATTGAAGATGCTCGCGATAACCTTGGGCGTGATCGCAATCGCTTGATTGAGGATTCTGCGTATTACGAGGCCGAGGTTATGTTGGAGCGCAAGGGCCACGTAATCCCTGTTGAGTTTAGGGATATGCGGGCTGCTATTGGGTGGTCGCGCCTCTACCTTGATTCGTTGGTGGAGCGCATCCAAATTGATGGTTTTAGGAACCCTAACACTACTGAGGCTGACCCACGTCTTCAGCAGTGGTGGAAGGCTAATGATCTCGATCAGGAAGCGCCCGTTTCATTTTTGGAGACGTTCATCCACGGCCGCGCGTTCATTAGTGTGAGTGCGCCCACAGATGAAGACATCCTACTTGGGCACCCTGCTGACGCGCCGATGATCCGTGTTGAAAGTCCTCAGCACATGTGGGTTGATATTGATAAGAGGACGAAGCGTGTCAATAGCGCTGTGCGCTTCTATCACAACCCTAACACTTTCGAAGATCAGAGTGAGGATCAGCAGTACACCGTATACCTTCCTGATCGCACTGAGTACATGAAGGATGACAGGAACGGCGCGTACATCAGGGTAGAAGAGCCCACTATTCACAACTTGGGCATTGTACCTATCGTCCCATCGTTGAATCGTGAGCGTGTCAGTGATAGGTCGGGACGTAGCGAGATTATGCCTGAGTTGCGCTCGGCACAGGACATTGCTACGCGTATTGTGTTGAACATGCAGACAGCCGCAGATTTGATGGCGGTTCCTCAGCGCCTGTTGTTCGGTGTTGAGAAGGAAGCAATCATCCAGAACCAGGATGCTAACGCACAGTACAAGGCGTACATGGCAGGGATTTTGGCGTTCGGTGATGAGAACGCCAGTGCTACACAGTTCAGCGCCGCAGAGCTTTCCAACTACACTGGTGTGTTGCAGGAGATCAGTAAGATCGTTGCATCGTACACAGGCTTGCCACCCCAGTACCTTTCGTTCTCATCTCAGGTCCCTGCTAGTGCTGAGGCTATTCGTAGCGCGGAGTCACGCTTGGTTAAGAAGTGTGAGTTGAAGGGTTCGATGTTTGGGAACGTTTGGGAACGTGTTATGAAGCTTGGCGCTTTGGTGATGGATGGTGCAGTTGATGAGTCGTTGGCGCGTATCGAAGCAATCATCTCCGACCCTTCCACTCCTACATACGCCGCTAAGGCCGACGCTGCCATGAAGCTTACGGGTGGTAAGGCAATCATCCCTGTGGAGCAGGCCCGTATCGACATGGGTTACACTCCTGAGCAGAGGGAGAACATGCGCCTGATGGATGTTGAGGAGAACGCGGAATACGCAGCAGCCCTACTTGGCACCCCAAGTTCACGTTTCCCACTTACTACAACTACAGCCATTAAGGCTGTCGACCCCACAATTCAGACACCCGCTAATTCAGGTGGGGGATTTAATGATGACAATGCAGGAGGCGCGCAGTAATGACGGAGCAGCTTGATTTGTTTGAAGTGTATGATGACAGTGGCGCACATGAGGTTGTTGGTGTTGTAGTTGGTGACATTGAGGACTTTGCACTTGGCGAGGCGTGTAGCATTAACGGACAGGAAGAATGTGAAGTATGCCAGTAGTTGAGAATTTTATCACTCCTCTTCCTGTCACAACTCCTGTATGTGTTTGGACGGGAAGCAATGCGGCGGAAATGAGTGCTTTTGCCGCTAGGTACAGTCAGACGTTCACCGATAATGGTGATGGTACTTTCAACTACGCCGACGTTTACAATAACATGGTTATTGGAAGCGGGATTTCTCCTTCACAGGGCATGTATCCTGATCAGTTTAATGGGCAGCAGATTGTTACAGGCGAAGCACCAATCAAGTATGCTGTAACGTATCAAATTCCCGCACAGTATGTAGCACCAGCCAGGCGCTCGAAGAGCGTTCCTGTTCCTGCCTTGACATTGCTTGGTAAGACGACTATCAATGTAACGTGGGACAACGCCATGCCGAACACGTCCTACGATGTTATGATCGTACCTGTGGGTGCGGCAACATTGGTGGGAGCGTTGTCGTGGGCATTGGTGGCAGGAAGTGTCACTACCAGTGGTTGTCAGGTTGCTGTGAGTGCTGCCTTGGCGTTGACACTTGGACAGATGCAATTGCAGTTGACAGCGGTTGCTCGCTAATGTAGAGTAAGGGTATGTCCTTGGTGTAACGGGAGCATAGCGGTCTCCAAAACCGTTAGGTGTGGGTTCGAATCCCGCAGGGCGTGCCAACTTGACAACTACATCCGACATGTGGTATACTCCGTATGTCGAGTTTGAAAGTCTGTAAGGGCGTACATGTTCGTCCTGTAAAACTAACATGTTGGTGGTCCCATAGTATAATGGTGAGTACGCTAGGTTCTCAACCTATGGGTCGGGGTTCAATTCCCCGTGGGACTGCGCTAGAGGATAGGGGTACCGGAGGGTCTCTTGATAACCCCCTAGAACATCGATGTTTGACAACTAGGTAAGTTTCTGATATACTCCCGTATGTACGAGGAATCAGCATGGTTGTTTCGCCGTTCCACAAGGGAAGAGACGGCGTGGTTTTGAACGGTTCGCCATAAACGTGAGGTTAGGAATGGCGCGGTGCTCTCATCGTATAACGGTGATTACGTGGCCTTGTCAAGGCTAATATCGGAGTTCAACTCTCCGTGGGAGCGCTCACTGTACACGGCCGTCCCGTCGCATTCGTGCGGAAGTTCGCTACCTCAGGTCGGTCGTGTACAGCGTTGACGCGCTGTGGTGTAACGGTAACATACAAGTCTCATAAACTTGATGATTTGGGTTCGACTCCCAATGGCGCAACTATAACTAAATCATTGGCGTGTGGTGTAACGGTAACACGAGACCCTGTTAAGGTCCAAGCTCTAGGTTCGAATCCTGGCATGTCAGCGTTGTGCGTAGCTTAATGGTAAAGCGCTGGACTGTGACTCCGGTGATGAGGGTTCGATTCCCTTCGTGCACCCCACGCGTATGAGCTAGTCTGGTTGACTAAGGGAACCTGATAAGTTCCTTGCGCAAGGTTCGATCCCTTGATACGCGACGCTGCAATGCTTGGTTAGTATAATGGAAGTGCATCTGGCCTACACCCAGATGGCGGGGGTTCGATTCCCTCACCGAGCACATGGATAACCAACACAAGAAGATTGACGGCTACCGTGATTTCGATCAGGAGACCGTTGACGCAATTAATTACATCAAGTCACTAGAGCGCGATGTTGCATCTTACTGGAACATTGTTGGCAACGGTGACGTAGATAAGCGCGAACTGGCATTGGCTAAGACACACTTTGAAGACGCATTCATGCACTTCGTTAAGGCTGTTGCTAAGCCTGTGACGCCATGGTAAGATGTTTTATGGGGATTTAGCTCATCAGGTAGAGCACTTGCCTTGCAAGCAAGAGGCGTCGGGTTCGAGTCCCGAATTCTCCACGTTACACAACAGGCTGTAGCTCAGTTTGGTAGAGTAGTCGCTTTGGAAGCGAGCGGTCGGAGGTTCAAATCCTCCCAGCCTGACTTTAGGAACACAAATGGATGTTAACGAATACGCAAGGCGTAAGCAAACGATCCTCAATCGAATGATTGCGGGTCTTGTTTACGTCTTTCGTCAGTTTCTGACCCCTTTCTTGACGCGCCGTTCATGGTTTGATTTCATCCGAGTGATGTACCGTGTGATCAAGCAATACCGTGATGAAGCTACAGAGTTGGCACGTGAATTTTATGATGACAATCGTGCCGAGCAGCTCCCTCATGAGCCGCGCCACGACATCTTCAAGGACGATCATTACCCTGAAGAGTGGTTGCGTGAGACCATGGAGCCAGTGTATCAGAATGTTGTTAAGACTGGCAACACTGAGGGTGCTGTACAGGACGCAACCAATCGTGCGGTGAAGGTTGTTGAGGATGGCGCTAGGCGCACTATCCTGCGTGGCCTTGACACCGACACCTCTCAGCCCATTCGTGGCTTTGCACGTTTCGACCCTCGCCCTCCCACGTGTGCGTTTTGCACGATGATGATTTCTCGTGGTCCTGTGTATGCACACGACACAGCAGGGTTTACAGGGTCGAAGGAATCTGCCGCATCGTTGTGGCGCGATAACGACACTGACGCCATGAACGAATTGATGAATCGTTGGCACCCAGGGTGCACATGCATCGCCGTTCCTGTTTATAAGCTCTCAGGATACCCTACAGAGCGCCAGAAAGAGGAGGCG